CAACTGCACTTGTGTTCATTACGTGTACTCAATGATATTGGTGGAGAAACCAAACGCCTCTGCTTCTGTGTTTGCTGTGACGGGATCCGGCTGAACAGTGATGTTCACCAGTTGGTTCTTGTCGCTGACGCTGGATGCGACGTTGTATTTAGCACCAGAGACAGCACCGGTCAGAATCACGTTTGGTTTGAACGTGCCGTTAGTGTCATAGACGATCACGGTGTTGGTGGTGTTGCTCCAGTTCCTTACGTATGCAGTGACCGATGCTTCATCCAGTGCACGCCCCTGATAGACCAGTTCGTTGTACTTGTAGTCGCCAGCACCGTCTGTAAGTTCGATAGAACGCAACGGATTAGTCTCAAAGGTGTTGTCGTAGATGTTGGCAGTTGCCTTGCGGATCATCTTGATATCGTTCACCGGTCCAAAGAGATATCCCTTTGCGGTGAAGTTCAACGTCCAGATGATCGAACGGGTTGACTCTGGATCACCTTCATGAGAGTCATCGTAGGTGATGGAGTTGAAGACGATTGGAACGTCCAGCTTCATATCGTTGATACCAACGAAATCCAGAGTCACTGTATAGTCTGGTGTGAAGTACGGTAGGATCTGTTCAACAATCTGCGCACCATCTTCCGTATTACGCACGAAACAATACAGGTTGAAATCGAAGTTGTATGGAGTGTAGCGAACCTTCTTGAGTCCGAGCGGCAATCCTTCGGCAAACATTTCGGAATGGTTGCTGACCTTGCGCAGCGGATCATAGGAGATACCGTTCATTTCGAATGCCATGCGCGGCAGTGTCAAATTCACTGGATTCATCGCGTCGGGTGAGTTTTGAACGCGCATGTAGAACTTTTCCTTCGATGCATATGCAAGAGGAATTGTGATGCGTTCAATCTCCGTCATCGTGGAACTATCATAGCGGACAAGCCGCATGTTGTTGAATAGTGTGCCAAAGGCAACTACCAACTTCCGAATGACACGGTGATAGTAGTGAATTGTTTCGCCGCCATGCTGTAGCATTATGGTTCACCAAATGGATTGGATTCAGAGAAGTCGAGAATGGTGTCAGCTTCCGTTTCAATGATAACGTTGTCTGATACATCTCCCTGTGGCAAGGTTGCGTTGTATTGAATATCGTAGGTGACTAGATTTGCTCTTGCATTTGAAGTAGCACCAATGATCGTATTCGCATTCACGGTGTTTGCGAATGCGCCCTTGATGTTGCGCAGACGCAGTACGCCAGCCGGTCTATCGAACTCAACCACGATACCAAATGCACTTGAATTGGCTACGTCGGCACCTTGGAACGCAATCTCACCGCGTGCGAAAGTGTTCGCAGATGCATAAGAAGTGTTCGAAACGTAGAAGTTTGTAGACACTGCACTTTCGTCGCCTACTGCATCAATCTCTTCGATGCCAGTGTTGATGAACTCGCCGTTGTACTTGAAGGTTTCGAGCGAGAGTCCGTACATGTAAGGAACAACCTTACCCAACTGATAGAAGGACATGTCACGTTCTACGAACCGGATTTCCATGAGCTTGCGCTGAATTGGCATGTAGATCAGGTCGCCTTCCTTTGGCATGTTGCGCAGGCTTTGTGAAACGTACTTCTCAAAGGTGCGCCGAGCGATTGCTAGCCGAGCAGTTTTTTCGATCTGTAGACCGAACTTGGAGAAGAATTCCTGCTGACCACCGTAGTCTTGGAAGGTTTCCAGATACATGTCGAGCTTGATAGCCTGATCGAAATACTTGACCGGATCATCACCGAACAGGTCGTCTAGGGTTGCCTGCGAAGTGCGCGGGATGTAGTATACGTCGATGCCATGATTGCGAATGCTCTCAATGACAAGATCCTCAAGGAGCATCTGCTCCCGAGTCGCGTTCTGATTGTTGAAATAGACGCTAGTTGGCATGGATCACCCAATGAGGAACTGTGGTGGCTCTTCGTAGGTATCTCGTAGTTCATTCTCAAGACGCAGAATCTCTGCAATTGCTTCCTCGTAGATTCCCTGACCGTTGATCACCATACCTCCCGGCAGCGTGTAGTTACCATACTTCTTCATGTTCTCGCCCCACTGACGCTTGATCAGTTGGGTGGCGTATGATTTCAGCCACTTGTCGTTCATGACCTTGGGGAACTCAGCCGGATCCAGAACGCGAGTGCATTCAATGAGAATGAATGAGTTGGCTCCCACTTCGGGTGCGTTCCAATGCATGTCGATGTACAACCGATTCATGTGCTTGTTGAAACGGATTGGATTCTGACCAATTAGAAGCATTTCCAGCATCCTAAGATGCGTGCGAGCGATCCAGTAATACTGGTAAGACGAATTAGTAAACTCGTATAACTCATTGAGCCGCAACTGATAATTCAGGTCGAAAATATTGAAATTAGCACTTGATCCGCCGCCATGGATCACCTCACCCGTAAGAGGGAACATGCGGCTAACACCAACAACGTTGTCTGGCAGCGGTACCCAACCGTAGGTCGAGTTTGCAATGGAGCCGTTGGAGTTCTGTGCCGAAGTGACGTTGGAGCCGTTGGCTAGCATGTCATCAGTCATCTTGATGGCTAGGTAGTCCGCGTGGACAGAATCGTAGTGGAACTGAGCGTACATCTGCAACGCATCGTCAATGCGATCATCTACCTGATCGTCATCCACATTGATATCAATGACCGGAAAGCCTAGCTTGCGCAGGCAGTAGTCTTTGAGAGTCGCTCTATCGGTTGGAGTTGCCATGATTGTTCCTCAGTGATCCTCTATTTAGACTTCGACGACGGCTTCCATACTTACCGTTGTGTTTGAAAGGGTTGCACCGCCGCCAGCGACCCGAATGAGCAAATAGCCAGAAAGTGCCTTGGATTGGTATCCGTCTAGGGTTACGGAGAGTGCCCATGATCTATCAGTAGACAGATTTAGCCAAGTATTTACAGACGATCCATTAGGCACTGTACCGGACGTATGAATTAGTTGAACGTCATAATTTGCACCGGTTCCACCACCCGTCTTCCACGTACCAGAAGTTTGTGTTGCGCCAGCCTCAAAATTCTCATAAGTTCCATCCGCGTTTACATCCGCTTGTACGGCTGCATTCTGTGGAGAGATTTGAGAGTCTAATACCGAAACGCCGGGATGATAAGCCGCATAGTTGGAGATACCTAGAAACTGGCTCATGCTGATCTGCCCCGAACTAGCCACGTTTGCGTTCACGCCATAGTATTCGGACATGGAGATTGGATTGGATCCGCCGAACTCCGTCTGAATGCTGCTCAAGCCTAGGGACGAGGTAGGAGTGGTCATCAGAACTCCAGATCACGAACGCGGTATTCTAGATCGTCAATCTTCTTGTGCATTTCCTTGATGGCTTCAATCAGCAATGGCACGATCTTTGCGTAGTCCAGCGTCTTGTACTGCTCGTCAATAGGCGCAGGGCGAATGATTTCCGGCAGAACCTCCTCCACATCCTGCGCGGAGACACCTACCTGACGAGTGTTGGCATAGCCGAGCGACTGAGCCAGATCGTTTGGATGGAAGTAGAAACCATGCAGATTCTCTACCTTGGCGAGTGCGTCTTCGATTTTACCGATGAACTGCTTGAGTCGCATGTCGGAGTAGAAAGCAGTTACGTCACCGGTTGCGCGAATTGCTCCACCACCGGGAGCCGTTGTTCCGACACCGAGCGAGTTGACCTGTGCATCCGAGCTAGTGGTGAAACCACCTGTCGTACCTTGTGCACCGCTAGCCCCTTGGCGACCCTGTAGACCTTGGACACCCTGAATACCAATTAGACCCTGAACGCCTTGCAGACCTGTAGAACCCTGAATGCTGGAACCAATCTGTCCTTGAATACCCGTCGATCCCTGAATGCTTGCGCCGCTAGCCCCTTGGCGACCTTGTAGACCCTGTGTGCCTTGTGACCCAGATGCACCTTGGCGTCCCTGTAGACCTTGGACGCCTTGCGTGCCATTGGTACCTTGCGCACCCTGCGATCCAATAGCGCCCTGCAAACCGGTGGGTGAACCCGTCCATGCACCAGATGCATTGATAACCTCGTCCAACATCGTTGTTGAACCGAGTGAGATTTGATTTGCAGTAGGCTTATTGTATGACATGGTTATTAGCGCCTAATGTAGTACCGTTCGTCTTCTTCGATAGGATCACCAAGAATGATAGCAGCGCGTCCGCTGCCGATGATGCCATTGGTTTCCATCGCATTCACACCGTTGATGATGCGCGTATCATCCAGATCAATGTAGTCAGCCGAACGAATGTCTTCCATCCACAGACGGATTCGCGCCGCCTGTCTCTTTGCTGCAATGGTATCCGCTGGATTGTGGGCTGCTGCGAGTTCTAGGTCTTCTTTCTCAGTCGCAGTAAAACGACTACGAAACGCATACTTTCGAATGTAGCGCGGTGGTGGAGGTGGCTGTTCGCGTGTTGTCAGGTATGGCATATTAGTAGACCCTCAAGAACTTGGATCCATCACCCGGAACATAGATGATATCCTTTTTGAATTCCGACCAACCAACATTATTGAGCCAAGACGGAAGCCAGTATTTACCATCAAATTTGGTGCATGAGTTGAGCGTAGCATTTTTCCAGAGTAAGCCGCCAGCCGGGTTAGCATAGTTTGATGAGCCTGTGACGATAGCATTAGCCCTGAAACTGCCAATGGTGGGTGCATATTTGATACTGTTGGTTGTGTTTGGTGTGCCAAAACTAGCGGTACATGACATAAAAATCAAATCGCCCGCCCTACTGATCATGAATGTTTGTGAATTGGAAACGTTTACTGTAGAACCAGAGGTTGTAAGCTGCACAGTGACAGCACGCGATAGACTTTGATCATACGCCATTACATAGTATCCACTAATATTGGAATTGTATTGCTCTTGTTCACCTACGATAATCGTGTCGCAATTAGCATATGGAGCCATAGTAATATTTCTTTGCTTGTCGTTGAATGGATCGACATGCTGAATCACTGTTGCTATCTTGTCTTGAAAGTATGATACTCCATAAAAAGACTTTCTGTTTGGATCGTATGTAATACCACGATGAGCGACAGCAGAAGTGTTGAAATATGGTCCTGCTTGGAATGCAACACCATTAGTCGAAACCATGACGTTTTGTGAGTTTGAAGCGGCAAGGGCAACAAACGTGCCGTCGCCATAGACGACATATTCGCTCGCGCCGCCTGTTATCGAAGTCCATGTGGTTCCATTTGAAGAACTGTACCATGCTCCCGCACTGTTGACAGCCATGAGCATACCGTTGGAGGAGATAGCCATATCCTGAACGTTTCCCGTCATGCCTGTTGGAGCCGTCCAAGTGTCTAGATCCGTGCTGTATCTTCCACCGATTGTATAGAGGTTGTTCGCCGTCTTGATGATGACGTTGGCTTCTCTGTCTGTGATGAAGTGGGAAGTGTAAATTTGTGTGGTTGCATTGAACTTGGTGATAACATTGCACTGAGCAATGATCATGCAATTTGCAGCTTCATCCACCATGAATTTACGCAATGGACCGATTGCCATTTTACTCGTAAATGTTGCCGCATCTGTGGTTGTTCTTATGCAAGGATAAGCCGTAACACCGACTGATGGATTCGTATAACTTGTAACACCACAACCATATACAAAGATTTTGCCGTTTGCGATAGCAACTCTCTGTCCTCGTACTGGTCCCGTCTGTGCGGTGGTGGTCATCGCATTACCACTGGTACTCTTTGAAACCGAGCCGTTGATGTTGGACGTATAGACCACACCATTCAGAAGCTTCACATCAGTTATGGTCTGACCAGTTCCCGTTACAGCCGTGAAGGTGATGCCATCAGCACTTTGATATACACCGCCGCTCGTAGCAGTCCAATAACGAGAATTGGCAGATTCCCAAAGAATATCATACACCGCAGTTGCGGTGGATGTTGAAGGCAGGCTAGTCTGTACGTAAGAAGTTCCGCTGGAAGAATACTGGAATCCTCTACTGCTGAACGTCAAAAACGCTTTGTTGTTGACGTAGACAAGCTTGGTTGGCGCATTTGATGTATCTGGAAGAGTTGCTTTTATCCAACCAAATTCTGAAAGTGAGGTGTTATAGAGAACGAAAGCTTGATTTGCGCCGGTAGACATGGTTGAACTTGCATCAACCAAGACCGAATACCTGCTTCCATCCCAAATAATGTTTCGTGGATATGTACCACTTGCAGGATTTTGACCCAACATTCTAGCAGAGTAATTCGAACTTACTTGATCACCAGTTTTGAATGGTCCTCCCAACTCATTCCAAGTGTCTGCATATGCATCCGTACTATAGAAAATGCCGTGATCCGTAACGATGAAATACGTTGAGTTGAAATATGCGACCTGAGTGCACTTATATGAGAGAACATTTTCGGGTAGAAGTGGTGTCCATGTAGCACCACCATCATGTGATTTCAAAACATTCATTCTATGGGGTGCAAAGACCGTACCACCGATAGCCGCCTGCGATCCGAACAGGAATGGAATGCCATTCGCCATAGCGATATGTTGATGAATGTATGGCGCGGTGTCTACAAAGCTATAGGTGGCAAATTCATCCTGAGAGCGCATGAGTAGTGAAGTATGTGTCTGTCCATACGTCGATGCTCCCACCAATCCTCCGGAAGAGAACATATACCAACCATTCGCAGATACAATACCGTCTTCAACAATATCTCCGTTGTTGTTGCCACGAAAATTTATGTGTTGAGAACCACCAATTCTACCATACCTTTGCATCGTGTTTGCATCATTCTTCACACGATCAGGAGGATTCAAAACGTAGGTTCCGGTGCGCACATAGAACTTGTAGCCATCATCATAGGTATTGAAATCACCCTGAATTTGGTCAAAGAAATCGGCTGACTCGCGGTAGTCACCAACGTTGTCATCGAAGTAGAATTGTGAAAGTCTGCTCATTTTGTTATCCTGTTACAGTAGTCGCCAATCGTTGTTCGTGTTGAAGTACACCAGACCGAATGCAAACTTTGGATAGTCTGCAACCATGTCTTCTGCAAGCCCCATGATGTTCTTTCCGTTCCTACCAATATTGAGGTTTGCGGTTGTAGTGTTTGCTGCTACGAATTCGATAGCGTCCCCAAATGTCGGGCTGGCTGGAAGCGTAGCCACAATGTTGTTCGCATTGATTATATATCTCTGGCTGGCAATACAGGTAAAATTAGAACTTTGAGCATTTGCGGTCATTCCAGTTCCGCCGCTGCCCTCAATACCCTGTACACCTGTCGCGCCCTGCGTGCCAGTTCCAATCAGACCTTGAACACCCTGAATACCAATCGTACCTTGTGTTCCTTGTGCACCAAGAAGTCCCTGAACACCTTGGGTGCCGTTGGTTCCCTGCGCACCTTGGCGACCTTGTAGACCCTGAACACCTTGCGTGCCATTGGTGCCTTGCGAGCCTTGAACGCCTTGCAGACCAATAGCACCTTGAATGCCTCCAAGACCCTGAATACCAATGGTACCCTGCGCACCCTGCACACCTTGCAGACCAATAGCGCCTTGGATGCCTCCAAGACCCTGAATACCAATGAGTCCCTGAATACCAATGGCACCCTGAGTTCCATTGGCTCCTTGCGATCCCTGCCGTCCCTGTAATCCCTGTAGACCTTGGACACCTTGTGTACCTAATGCACCCTGTAGTCCTTGAATACCAATGGTACCCTGTGCACCTTGTGAACCAATTGCACCCTGAACACCTTGCGCACCATCTGCACCGGCTGCACCACCGAGGTTTACGTCCCATACGTTGAACGTACCAGAACCACCCGATGTGGCAATGGTTGCGACCATTGTTCCGTTTGCAGTGTAGTATGCACTGACAGAACCTTCCATCTTGTTGACAGCGGTGTTTGCGATAACGACAGACTGACCGGTAGAGTATGCAAGTCCGGTTGCAATGGTAAGTTGCTTCGATCCAGTTCCGATGGTGAGCGAGGTTGAAGACGTTGTACTGTATCTGTCTCCAGAGTTACCCTGAATACCTTGAGTACCTTGCACGCCCTGTAGACCGAGAAGACCCTGAACACCCTGAGTACCATTGGCACCCTGCGATCCTTGGCGACCTTGCAATCCCTGTAGACCCTGAACACCTTGCGTTCCATTGGCTCCTTGTGAACCTTGGATGCCTTGAGAACCAATTGCACCTTGCACACCTTGTATACCAAGAAGTCCTTGCACACCTTGCGGACCTTGAATACCAATGTCACCCGTTCGAACAAATGTGATTGTGCACGCTTCGGTATCGGAAGGAAGTGCACCCGAAACATACGTAACGCCAATCTTGCGATAGCCTGTTGCAGTGGTGACAGAGTTGACAGCAAACACCAGATGGGTTGTATCTGAATTGGTGTTAGAGTTGATGAGCAGATAACCCTTCACCGTGCTGGTGGAATCATCCCACGCATCAATGAAGGTGGTGAAGTCTACGGAGCCTACATCCAGAAGATCAATGAAGATTTGCGTAACGCTGCCGACAGTTCCGTTGTTGAATCGGAATACACCAGTGCCGGGATCTGCATCCGTGATCGTAGTCGAGAAGTTGTAGCGCAGACCCGCAGTATCACCCTGATTACCGAGCAAGCCCTGCACACCCTGTAGACCCTGAACACCCTGAGTACCATTGGCACCTTGCAATCCCTGTACACCCTGAGTACCATTCGTACCTTGTGCACCTTGTCTACCTTGCAGACCTTGCAATCCCTGCACGCCTTGCGTTCCGTTTGTACCCTGTGATCCTTGTATACCCAAAAGACCTTGAATGCCTTGAATACCAATGGCACCTTGAATACCAATG